CCGATTCCCTTCGCTGCGCGTAAGTCCATGCTCACCGCTTCGATTCGATCTTGGTCAGCCGGTCGTCCTGTACCCGGTCGTTGGCCTCTAGCCGCTGCAGCTCGGCTGCAATCTCAGCCAGCTTCTCCCGCGCAATGCCTTGGTTCTGCAGGATCAGCTCTTGCTGCCGGGGCACTTGGTAGGCCACATAGCCAAGAAGGCCGAGACCCGACAGAAACAGCGCTGCAACGACTGTCGCAACGACGTTAGCCGAGATGTCATTCCAGTTAAAGCCGGGGGCGTCGCTGGTCGGCACTGTGGAGCGATTGGTAACGTTCTGTTTCCAGTGTTCCGGGTTGCAAAGCATCCCGGCCCGACGGATGAAGCGCGGCTGCTGATACGGCGGGAGCAGGTGAGGCACACGGAAGCTTGTCATGCCGCTAGTGCCAATGATCGATCACTGCGTTTTAACATGGGCTCGCCTATTTGCTTTAGCCTTCCGTGGCTTAAGGCGGAACGATTAGTCGTAACCGTTTGTGCGCCATGCACTACATCAACGGCCAGCGCCGGGGCGGCATGGTCAAGACCTTCGACGAGCGGGAGGAATGGGAAGATGCTCAGCGCCGCCTGGATGAGCTGCTGCTGGAAATGCCGGAGGAGTGGGAACTTTGGGTATCTAGGCGAGCGTCGTTCCAGTGGATGATGGAACACGGGCGACGCGATGAAGCGCTGCCACGCCGGTCTGGCTACGCAACATCGCTGCGGGGATCAAGTGGCCGAAAACGCAGCAAGAATTGAGTAGCAATTATCAAATGCACTGGCATCGCTAGATAGCGTTTAGGGCTGTTACAAAGTCTGCCGTTGCAGTAGTGTAGTCGGCAAGACTTGTGATCCCCTTGCCAGTAGCCCAGACCAATATTCTGGCATCTGAATAGTTGGCCGGGGTGTCGTCAGAGTTGCCCGTCCTTGCCAGTATGTGCAAGCGGCGTGCAGGGGTTGATTGCGAAGTACGTGTGATGGTGCTAGCCGTTGCGGCACGCATAGCTTGGTAGCTGCCTGAAGCGTTTCGATTGACGCCGTAGCCGCCGACACCGGTGTTGCCCGTCACCGCATCAGCGCTGGCGGCACGGCATTTGAAGTTGGTGCTGTTGGCACCAGTGCCATACAGGATCATCGTCCCGCCTGTCGTGGTTGCACCGCCTTGCCCAAACAGCGCCGTGGCATTGGTGGTTGGCATTTCTGTGTAGTAGCCATATATGTGACAGTCATTTTGTGATGCACCAACGACAAGACCGCTATAGCCGCTTTGAATGTACTTAGTGGATCCGTCGCCTTTGACGCCGGTTTTTATGTCTACATCCGCGTCCACAAGATTAACGCCTGTCGGGCTAGCGCCTTTTATTGGCCGCAGAGCGGTAAATGCTGTTGTTGCACCTGCAAAGACAATCAGTTGGGTAATGTTTTCCCAAAGACCTGACACAGCCTTTAGCGCTATCACATAGTCAGATATTGCCTGCTTGTAAGCCGTGCCCGTGGGATCTCCAAAATCTGCCCGGTTGGCAAACAAGCTTTCGGCGTCTGGGTCGTACGTCACGCCTGAATACGCGAATCGAAAGCTATTCAGAGGTATCACGAATCCCAGCTCCCAAGAATGTGACACTTAAGGCCGCTGCCTTTGGCTGTGGATCCAACAGTCACGATGTGAAAGGTCAATATGTCGCCCACGACAAGCGAAGCGCTGCCTCCGTCCAAAACTCCAGGTGTGGCTGAGGCTGTGGTGTCAAACTCTCCGGCTTCAATCGCTGGTAGTGTTGAGAAGATCGAGGTTCCGTCCTTTCTTATATTGACGGTAATTGATGCCCCCGTGGGAGCAGTAAACACTTCAAACACGGGCGGTGACGAGATCGTAAATGGTCGCTGCACTATGATTTGCTCGACCGCATCGGTTCCACTAACGAGGTCGCTGCGAAGATCAGAAAGAGCGATCGGCCACCAGAAACTGCTGAGTCGCGGATCGTTGCCCTCGGCGAAGCTGCCGGGTGAGTCTCCGAAGGCCCCGGCCTGCAGCACGCCATCTGCCCCCGTGATGATCGGCAGCCCGCTGGTAGTGCCGATTGCCCCTGCGCTGGTGATGTTACCGGCGGGAAACCCGCCGCCACCGCCAGGAGCCGCCCACGTCCCGTCCGCTCTGAGAAAGTTGCTGGTTCCGCCGCCACTCGCTGGAGCCAGCCCTTTTAGCGTGCTGTTGAATACGTTAAGCTGCGCCGTGTCAGCGGCAGCGTCTGCGAGCGTGAGCTGCGACCTCCCGTAGGTCGTGGTCGTTAGCGCCGCGATACTAGTCAGGTCGGCATCCAGAGGTTGGTAGGTAGATGCGGCAGTGCTGGAAGTCAAAAACGCCGCGTCGTTGCCGTCCAGCTTCTGAATGGCCTGCAGAATCGTGTCAGTCGCGGCAACAGTGCCGGCGCCTGGCGTGTACCCCGTCAGCACCTTGCCGATCACGGCCGAGTTGCTCAGTGTCGCCGCAAACGATCCAGTGCCAGAGCCCGTAGCTTCCCCGGTTAGCGTGATCGTCTGGTCGCCAGTATTGGTGCCGCTGCTGGTACCAGAAAACGTGCCCGACTGGGTGGCCAGTGTTCCTAGGCCTAGGGCCGTCCGCTGCGCGGCGGCATCAGCGGCGGTCAGCAGCGATCGTCCCGCTGCCGTGCTGTCGCCGATCCCTGTAGCAGGCAGTCCCGTCGCGTTGGTCAGCGTCAAGCTGCTGGGAGTGCCCCCTGCACTGTTGAACAACACCGGAGCGCCTGCGCTGCCCGTGTTGATCGCCAGTGCCGCCGCGATGCCGCTGCCCAAACCGCTGACGCCAGTGGAGATCGGCAGCCCAGTGGCGTTGGGCAGGGTGATCGTTGGGGCCGTCCCAAAGACCAGCGCCCCGGTGCCTGTTTCGTTGCTGATGACTCCACGGAGCTGGTCGCTAGTGGTGCTGGCAAACTGGGCCAACGTGCCAGAGGTAAGAGCATCACCACCGCCGGCTGTTGCGCCGTTGACCCAGTTCGTACCGTTGTATTTGAGAACCTGATCGATGGATGGCGACGTGATCACCACATCGCTCAGCCCGTCTAGGTTTGAAGCCCCAGAAGGCAGGTTCGTCAGGAGCGAACCGTCTACCGCCGGCAGCCGCGCCGATCCGTCCAGCACCACGACATTCCCGGCCCCGGTGCCGGTGTTGGCTGCTGATGCTGTGCCTAAAGTGGGCCTGCCGCTCAAGTCCCCATAAGCCCCGCTGGTGGCCACCGTTGCCAGCCCGGTGATCGTGCTGGCCGCTTGTGTGCCGGTGTGCGTCGCCCGATCCCTCAGCGCCGCATCGCTTGCGTTGGCCGTTGCGTTCGCGGCTACCCCGTCAAGCTTGGCCTTGTCGGCGCCGGTCATAAACCCAGCAGCGCCGCTGGCCACCGCGTTGGAGTGCGCCGTGCCGCCGCTCCCGACGTGCCCAGCCGGCGCAAAATCTCCCGTAGCTGCCGCTGCAGCACTGCCCAGCGTCGGCAGCCCCGAAAGGCTGCCGTAATCGATCTGCGCCCCATCCCCGCCGCTGTGATCGTGGCTGTCGCCGCCGGTCACACCCTGCGCCGCTGGGGCATAGGCCGTTGCATCCGTAGCCGCAGCAGTCCCTAGCGTCGGGCGGCCACTGAGGTCCTCGTAGGCCCCACTGGTGGCCACTGTGGCCAGGGTGGCGGCGTCAGCCTTTGCGCTGAGAGCCATCCCCAGCCCTGTCACCTGATCCTGCGTGACGGTGATCTCATCGCTCCCGCCATCGCCATGGCTCGCGGCATGGCTTGACGGTGTCCGGGCATTCGTCAGTCTGGCGTCGCCCTCCAGTACCGGCGCCGCCGCCGCTTGCCTGATTCGCTTCCCGGTTGTGCCATCAAACACAACGGCCCGCCCGTCAACGCTGCTGCTAGGCCCCAGCACGTCGCCGCTGCCACTCCCTCCCCCACCGCCAAACGCCACAGGCGCCGACCACCCGCCGGCCGTTACCCCTTCCCTGAAGTACAGATCGCCGGTGTCCGTGGCCAGAAACGCGAACGGTGGCGCCTCTGCATCAAAATCCGCGCGATCGGCCAGCAGTCCTGTTGCATCCGGCTGGAAGTTTGCGCCCGCAGGACCACGCACCACATTCCCGAACACCCCAAACGGCGCCGCGTCAACGCCAACAAACTCGACGGGGATCGGTTCGCTCATTGTGTGATGTCCTTGAGCACCCTCACAATCAAGGTTTCCGTAGACCGGACGAAATCGTCTGCCTGCCGAGTGAACTGCACATCCAGCTCCAGATCACCCAGCGGCCACAAAGTCGTAGGGTCAGAAAACAACCGAAGCAGCCGCGTATCCGCCGCCGGGTCCGCCCACGTCGTCACCAGCTCCGCGACCAACTTGGCCCGGCTTGTCCTGATCTGCGCCTTCACATCCCACAGCAGGAAATAACCGTCCGGGAACGTTGCCTCGGGGATCAGCAGCACCCGGTCGAAGGTGTCGCCCCGCTTGTGCAGTATCGGTTCAGCCACAGCCTTCAGCCCTCAGCCCAAGCTTCATCCCGCTCAGGCGTCGCCGGGTCATCGCCCTTGAAAGTCCCATCGTCCTCACGCGCCCGCTTGCGCTTTGCCGCAGGCTTTGCCTTTGCAGCAGGCTCCTCAACAACCGCCACAGCCTCAACCGCCTCCGGCTCGACCGGGATCAGCGACAGGGGGGCAGAACCGCCGGAACCAAAGCTATTCACGGGACGCTCCAGAAAAAGAATGTGGGAGGAAGCCGAAGCCCCCTCCCCTTGTCCGCTGATCAGGCGGGTTCCAAGCAGATCGTCATGGCGCCCACGGGAGCAGCCACACCGTTCGTCACGGTGCCCGTTGCCGAAGCGCTGGTCACGTTCGCGTTCGTACGGGCGTAGCTGATCGTGGTGGCATCCACCGCCGTCAGCGTGTAGACCCCGTTGAAAACCGCATTGCTGCAGTTCTTGACCTCAACCACTTGGCCCACCACCAGCGTGTGAGCGCCAATGGTCACGGTGGCCACGTTGCTGGTCAGGGCAATGTTGGTGATCGCAATGTCACCAGTGCCGGCGACGGCGCGGACCGCCACAGCACGGGAATCTTCACCGCCGGTCACAGAGCCCAGGCTGGAAGCGGCGCGGACCGCGTTCCAGACCTGAGCGCCGCTGATCGCCACTTCCGTGACGTCGTTGGGAATGGCAACCACCTGGGCAATGGTGACCCACTCAGCAGCAGTGATGGCGCCGAGGCCCTCGCCCACAGAGGCGTGGGCGCATTGGATCAGGTAGCCGCCAGCGTTGTTGCTGGCCTGCCCGTAGCAGGTAGCCATGAAGGCCTCCTGCTGGTTCAGGTGGGTGGTCAGGAGGCGAGCGGCGCCGGTCCGCGTTTCGGCGGGGCGGCCACGAGTGCCAGCAAGGACAGCACCGACCAAGACGGTCTGTGCGTCGATGTGGCGGGCCCTGCGGGGGGCGAGTCCAGAAGCGTTAGCCATGATGCGTCAGAAAGGAGGTGGTGTGGATTGGGAAGCGAAACACATCAGGCAACGACAGGAGCGTTCGTGATGTTGCGCAGGCGGGCGCAGGAGCGGCCGTTCAGCACACCGAAGGCCACATACCACTCAACGCGGGTGCGATCCACGGGGGCGTCGTCAACCTCGCCGAGCATCCGGCTGGAAATGCCGGGCTGGCCGTTGATTCGACCCTGCAGCATCGTGGTCAGCGTGTCGCCAAAGCTCACGCAGTAGATGCTGGTACGGTCGGCGCCAGACTCTTCGTTGAAGGGCTGGATGAGCTGGTTCTGGGCGTTGACGTCTGTGACAACGATGGGAATGTCGTTGTACATGGTGATCAGACGGCCAAACTCATCCCGGTTGCTCTCCAGGAAGTTGCCGATGCTGGGGTTGCGGTGGGCCTGGGTCAGCCGGCGGCGCATGGCCTTCGACATGATCAGGTACTTCCGGCCACCCTGCGCATCCACCGCATCGCACAGCTCATCAAGGGCCGCAAGCGACAGGGCGCCGTTGGCGTTGATGCTCTGGGAAGAGCCGGTGGTGATGCGCTTCCGCAGACCGTCAGACTCGCGGGGGTTCAGCGACTCGTCACCGTTGATGAACCGATCTTCAATGGTGAGCCGCAGGCTGCGGATCTTCATCTCGATCTGATTGGCGCGGGCGGCGTCGCCTTGGGTATCGAGGAGGAACTTGTCCACATCGATGTCAGCGCCGATGATCTTCAGCGCTTCGGCCTGAGGGTTGAGCACCCCGTAGGTGTGGTCTAGACCTTCGTTGATGCCACGGAAGCCGACGCCGGGCAGTTCGCCTTCCTGGTCGTAGAACAGGCCTGCGCCGTCCACGTCCCGGATGTTCATGATGGGGAGCAGTTCCCCTTCGTTGAGAATGCGGATGATCGCGCCCCTCTGGGGGTCGCGCTCGGCCTTGGCGGCCTCAAGCAGAGTCAGTCCCATGGTGGGGGCGGAAGAAAGGGGGAGGGTTGGTGAGTGGCATCACGCCTTGTGAGTGACCCCTGGCATCACGCCATGGGTGGATCTGGGCATCACGCCCGTCACCTGCTGCCTTACAGTCCCTCCCGCCCTAATCCGCCGGCTAGGTTTAGCGTTGGCGCTGGATGTTCTTGCTGGAGAACGCCTCTTTGATGTGAGTGGATACCGGGAGCTTGCTCAGATCCTGATCCGTGACGAACCGGCCATCAGCACCACGCCGGCCGCCGCCGCCGCTGCCGTAGCGGGGCTTGAAGAACATCCCGTAGAAAGGATCGTCACGCAGCGAATTGAAGAACTTGGATGGTGGGATGCGCCCGCCGTCGCCTTCGGAGTCCAGCATGGGGGTGTCGCCGTCAAACACCACGAGCTGACCACGATCGTCAAGGCGCAGGCGGCCCTCAATCAGCTTCCATAGGCCATCAAATGCCGTGGTGCCATCCTTGGCGGCATCAGAGAGGCCTTCAGCGGCAAGGAACAAATCACGGGCAGCGATCTGCCTAGACTGATCAATACGCGCCTGGCGCTCGGCCTCCAGCTCGCGCTGGCGTTTGGCGGCCTCCTCGCCGTACTTGCGCTCCATCTCGGCGGTGCGCAGCTTGAACTCTTGCTCAGCCATGAGCCGCTGGCGCTCCGCTTCGGCCGCCTTGCGCTCGGCCTCCTCCATGATGCGCGGGTCAATGTTGCCCACTTCCTTCAGGCGGGCTTCGGCGGCAGCGCGATTGCGGGCCTCGGTTTCGCGCAGTTCGCGCTCCTTGCGGAGTGCCTCCTTCAGCTTGTCAATGTCAGAGGGGCCGGAGGCGGCGTCACCTGCGCCATCGTTGGGTGGCGTGCCGCTGCCGGTATCAACAGGGGCATCACCGGTTTCAGGCCGCATGAAGCCGGTAAGAGGGATGCCGAGGTTCTTGAAGTGGACGGACATGGTGCTTGGGAATCACTCCCATCGCGTTGTTGCGGCTTAGTGTTCCGAAGCTGGATTAGCGCCTTTCGCCGGTCTTGATCTGCCGGAGCTGCTGCTGGTGCTGCCGCAGTTTCAGGCGGTACTGGTTGGCAGCAGCA